ATCATCAGTATAAACGTGCTGATACCAAACTCCACCTCTTATTTGTCTATACCAATCATAATTACCTAAACACGAATCAATCCAAGTGTGTTTTTGTTTCATTGTTCTTGTTGTTTAAAGGTTTCATCCCAATACTCTTCAAATGTTTGCCAATTTTCTTCTGCAATACCTTTGCCTTCAAATCTACCCGCTTGATGTGCTACATCCCAAGTTTCTTTGTGGGCTTGTTTATCCATTTCTTTAGCTTGACTTAGAAGATTAAGTACTAAGCCTTTTGTTAAAATTCCATATTGGTTTACTTCTTTTTCAAGCCATTCTACTGCTGTTTTCATTGTTCTTGTTGTTTAAGTAATTGAGTTAACAAATTTTTTTGCCTCTTCCAAAGTATCAAATTCATCTTGTGTGTACTGAAAGAAATCACCTCCAAACATAGGAGTTACAAATACTACATACTTTTTGTTAGGTGTTAGCCTTACTTCTGCATAGGTTTCCATACCTAAATCTTGTTCATATACTACTTTCATTGTTCTTGTTGTTTAAAGTTCTGCCCCAATAGCTTCTAAATCATCTATTGTTTGAGCTGAGTTAATAATTGAAGGAATGTTAATAACATCTACTCCATTTCTAATTGGGAAGAATAATGTTTGAAAATCAATTCCATTGCTATAAATAGCCTTGTATCCTGTTTTTCCTTGTTGTTTGTTTGTGTATCTCTCTACACTTTGTAAAAATTTTGTTTTCATTGTTCTTGTTGTTTAGTTTACATTTCGTGTTTAGATATGTGGCAATTTTTACCCCTTATCCTTGTTTAAATTGTTTCACTTCGTCTTTCAAACGCTCCAAGTACAAACAAAAGTCCATAGCTTCGTCCTGAGCGTGATTAAGCCATTCTAACGCACTTAAATCAGTTCGTGTTAACATTGTACCGTACTTCTCTATTCCTCGTTGTGATCGGTCATAAAACTTGCTCATTACTTTGAGGACAATCGGGTCTTCTACTTGTAGCTTTAAGTTCATTGTTTTGTTTTTTTAAGTTCGTCTAATTGCGCTTCAAGAAAATGCCTATCAGATTTTAACTGCTGATTTTCCCGGTTAGCAGCTCTTATTTGTTGCTCGTGATTTTCTACTCTTCTTTTGTAGTATGATAATTCATTAATAGCTTTTTCGTATCTATCTAGAATTTCTTTTATAATAAGCTCTTTCATATTAGTTAAATTGTGATAGTTCGTCTTTAAATGCCAGCTCTGTTACCTCTTGAATCAAAACCGGATCCTGATTGCTATAATTGATTATGTAGTGTACTCGCATTTCCTGCAGCAGGTCTTTGATGCGTTCTTCTAATAACTCAAAATTTTCATCGTGAATATTTATTATAGCTACAAAATACCGGTTTACTTTCTTTCTCATTGGTTCATTAGTTGATTGTATAGTACACATCCTATTTGTATTTTTTCTTTAGCGCGTTCAATATCTTGCTCATTGTAATCTACATAAAACAACTTAACGCGTTCGTGTTTTGGTATATGATCAAAATTGTGCTGAGCTTCTACGTATGCGCGTATCTCGTCGCTTTCTCCAATTACGTTCTGCTTCCAATGCTCGCGGCGTATCTCATCTTCCAGAATCAAATAAGGCGTATTAATTAGGCAGTAAGCTACAACGGCTTGGCGCTTTCCTGTCATCCACATGTAAGCCTGCATTTGCCAATAGTAGTCAGAATTTGGTAGCTCATCTTCAAAGAAAGGAAACGTAGCAGCGGACCAACTAACCTTTGTATCTATGATTAGGTTTTCTGTAATTACGTCCGGAGTTCCTTTTATAAATTCGTTTTCAAACTTTTCTTCGTTTTTTAGTACGAATCCTAAATCCATAACTTCAGAAACCAACTGTATAGCCTCATCTTCCGTTTGGTTACCTTTGTCCGTGTATCTGGAATTGAACTCTTTGTAAATTCCGTACTTATCCTGCAATACAACTTCTTTAATGTAGCTTTTTGCAGTTTGAGAAAGCAGCTCCCCTTTTGATCGGGGAGTAGCCATCATTTTCGCTAGTGCGCTTGCTCTTACTTTCATAGCGCGTTTAGTATTTCAGTTTGCTCAGCAGTTAAGCTAAAATGCTTTTCTAGGTTCGCTCTGTTGAACGTTCCGGTACCGATTGCCTTAACGGCTTCTTGAAAGCGCTTAGCATCAATAGCAGGTAGTTTCTTTTCGCTTTTTACTTGCTCTCCTGATCCGTCTGTATCTTTGTCTGTAACCAAACCAAGTGCAGCGCTCAATGCGTAGCGGCGGTAGTAAGTTACCCCAGAGCCAAAGCCTTGGTAGTCATTCATACCCTTGAGTTGTACGTAAGGAATCAAAACGCAACTTGATAAATTCTCGCCTGTTTCAACGTGAAAGACGATTGTTTTAATGTAGTTAGCGCCTTCAATAGTTTCGATCAACTGCGTGAATCCTAGTCCGTGTTTAGCTAACAACGGATTGATTTTTTCAAAGATAGCCGGAAGATCAGCGTAAGAATAGCCGAAGCCCTGAGTAGCTTTGTGAATTACAGGTACTTCTTGTTGGAAGGCTGCTAAATGTTTAAATAGATTTTTCATTGCATTTTTGTTTTTAGGGTTATTAATTACATTACTATTTTATCCGCTTTGATTCTTGGCGCCATTGAATAGCTGCCATCCAAAACGTATTCTACATTATCCCAAACTTTAAGTTTTTTAGTGAACTTATCAGAAGGGTTGCCAAAACGCTCAAACGTTGCTGTTTTGCTAGTTGTTTTTACGCAAATAAATTTAGGGCGTAAATCGCTGTCAGTGATAAATGACATTTCGTAAACGTTCCCTGCTTCAAATTTGATGATGTTTTCTTGTGGTTGCATATTGTTTTGTTTAAATGTTTCAACAAATATAATATATTTTTTTAATATAAAACAAGTCCGAATAAAATATTTCACATTTTTTTTATCTTTTCCTTGTAAACTGCGATCAGGTTGCGTAGTTCTTCTCTGGTGTACTTACGCGTTTCGTTAGCTTTTTCGTGAAGTTGCAGTAATCTATCTGCTCCGATGCGCTCCTGTATTCCTAGTTGGTAGTTGATCAGGTTTCCGTGTTTCCATTGGTTGCAGGCTACGCATTGGCCGTGGACGTTATCTTCATCGAATGTAACCGCTTTATGTCCTCCAGAACTAAAATAGTGGCCGGCGTCGAATTTATCTCCTAGCTTAGAACCGCAACTAACGCAAGGTTTGTCTTTATCTCTGATCCGGATATACTTATTGAAAACTATTTGCGCTGCCTTCATCAGTTCCTGTACGGTTTCAATTTCTGACTGCATTTTCTTTTTCGTCTTTTTCCAACTCTGATCTTTAGCCTCAGATACCCAAACTTTAACGCATTCCGGATCAAAACAAAACTTTTGATTGAAGCGGACCGGCTCAAACTTCTCTTTGCAGTTTTTACAACGCGGCATCTTTAAATGTTTCGTTACATTCTTTAAGTAGTTCAATCGTTTTTTCAAAGCCTATAATCTCTTGTACTTTTCCGATAAAAAGCTGGCGTTTTAGTTTTTCGATTTTTTCCATTTCTTTGGCTTTTTCAAAGATTTCTTGTTCCGTTTTAAACTTGGATTTTCTAAGGATAACTAAAGCTTTATATTCTTCTCTATAAAATTCTACTGCTGTTGGTTTCATAATTCTACGTTTTTAAATTTTAGTTCGTTTTTTAGTTCGTCGTATGCTACGCGGAGCTGCGCGTTTCTTCTCGCTAGTTGGTTTAATTCGCGGTTTAAGCTTGTAATCTCATCCTCTAGCAGATTGATTACGTTTAGCGTTTCAAGTAAATACTGCTCGCTTTCCTTACCGCCTTGTATGTAATCTTTTGCGTTAGGCTTTTCTTGTTCTAGTTTTTCTCTGACGTTTTTGATTCTTTGGGCTACCGTCCAAACAGTTGTTTTGGCCCATAATAACTTTAGTGATAAATCCATTTTAAAAAGGGTTTTGTTTAGCTAATCTACGGAGCTTTTCCGAAGTGGTTTCTATTTGTCCGTCTCTTGGTATTTGTATTTTTTTTTGCGATTCCGGTTTATAGGTTTGGCCGCGATCAGCATAAACCCGATTACCTTTAAAATCCAGCATATAATATTGGTAACGTTCTATATCCAAGAACATTTTATAAACTCCGTTTTTTGATACGCCTTTCGGTTTACTTTTGGCTACCTTCAAATGTACTTCATTCTTTTCAGCTCCGGTACCGTCTGCATCTGGAAGGCCATAAGGTGGGCGCCAAGGTATTAATACGCTAAGACCTTTTCTAAACCATACCTGCCCTCCTGCAAAGTCTCTAGCGCTTGGCATTGGAAAATAGCTTATATCGGTTCCTGCTATTGTTTTAGCGCTTACCATTGGCTGATCCCTAACGTGATTAATAACGCAATTGTGTCGGCTTGTTTTACGCGCGTTCTTACGAACCAATCCTAAAATCCTGCTCAGGTACTTATCTTCGCGGCCCAGATCAGAAGGTAAAAATTCTTCTGTTAATTCGTTCCAAGGGTCGATAGTGGTTGTATGTATTTTGATCCCTTCCTGCTTTTCTATCTCATCTACAAGTTGGTAGAATTTAGTAATAGTCAAATCCTCATCAATCGGATCAATAACAATGAAGTGTTCGTTTACAAACATCTCAGCGCTTATTTGCTCGCCGTTGGTCATTGAGTTTTTACCTTGTACGTATGGCTTACCTATGTACTTATAGCAAAGTTCTGCAAATATCTCTGCGCTGCTTCCGGTTTCAGGTGAAAATACTACGTGATTCCAACCGTGCAAACAAGAAAGGTTTATAAGAAATTCAAACCATAGCTCCGTCTTTCCAGATGCAGGCGCGGCGCCTATGTAAGTTGTAGCTCCTTCTTTAATCGTAAACGGAAGCATATCCCAATCCCAACCGATTGACTTGCCTTTGACATCTGCCTGTTGACGTACTGCAAACATTTCGGCGTTTAGGTCTTTAAGTCTTTTGTACATTAGTCGATAATTGTTGTAGGTGCATTGAATTTAGGTTTATTACGTTCTTGTACGTTTTTATTCCAACGATTTAAACGGGCATCTAAGTTAAAACTTGTTTCCTTTTCGTAACGCATTTTTTTATCTCTTTCTCCGTGTTCAGTCCAATAATCATAAAAATCTCTAATCATTTGTTTGCCGTAGATATCTACAAAAGAAGCTAAATTAGAAGCAAACTTTTGTTTGCGTTCAGCTATATTATATTCTTTATCTTTATCTACTTCTTTAATGCTTGAGCCTTGCTTTAGCGATGCTTTAGCCCTGCTTAAGCCACCCTTGCGACCTGATTCACTGAGTTTCAATCGTTTAGATTCAATCTCTTCACGTTCCTTATCTAAAAAGGTAATTACAATTTTATTTTTTTTCGTCTTTAAATAATTTTTTTCAATCAATAAATCAACTATTGTAGCGTTCCTTAAGCGTAGCTTTGCTTCGTCAATTGTTAGATTATTATTCCTATTCCAATACTCTGCGCACACACTAATGAATGCTCCTTGTAGCTCGAATGATTCGTAACTGATATTACCAGTTATCCATTCGGTAGCGTTAAACTTAAAAAATGGAAGCTCCTTACTCATTGCTAAAATTTTCTAAAGTTTTGATTAAGGTGTACGCTTGTTTAATGTCAATACAAACCGTTTTTGATTCTTCACCTTCTATAATTTCAAAGCATATATAATCTCCTTTGGAAACTATCATTTGATCCTTGTCATTAAATTGACATTTGAAATAAATTTCGTTCATTTTGTAATTTTTAAGTAATAAAAAACCCCTGTATATCCGCGAGGTCCGACTTTCGCTTCAATACAAGGGTTAAATAATTCCTTTAGAGTTTATGGTGTCGGACCAACTCAGGCGCAAATATAATAATTATTCTTCTAATAATTTGTCAAAGCTAAAGTTTTCTTTTACCCAAACACGAAACGCGCGCTGGATATCTACCTGCTGCTCCATTGCTTTCGGATCAGAATAGTTAATTATCAGCCTGTCCGTCTTTTGGATCTCCTCCAGAAACATTGAGGCCTTGCGTTTGATGTTATGCTTAAATACGTTAGCATCGTTTAAATCTTCGATGTAATCGCCTAATACCGGAAGTATGGCAGTTAATACGATTAGCTTTTCTAAATTGCGTTTTACCGCTTCTGAGTATTGTTCTTGGTTCATAAGTTATTTATTTCGTGTTTTACTTCTCTATAATATTCTGTAACATTTCTATTTTGCCAATGGTGCTCATCTAAAGCTTGAAGTATCTCATCAACTAAAATCAATGCAAGTTCGTTAGCAACATGACTGATTACATAAACGCCGCCCACAGGGTATTGCATTTTATCTACTAATTCTTTCGCTTTTTCTTTTGGTGTCATTGTTTTTTATCTTCTAATTCGTAAATAAATTGCAACAAACCTCTAAATGTCCATGTGTTTAAAGTTCCATTACTATATGTTCTGGTTACAACCTCATCATATATTGGCAGTTCTTGGCCATCTTCAATCTTTTCTTTACAGAAGTTTCTTAATAAAGTTCTTGCTAATTCTTTTGTCATTGTTCTTCTGTTTTAAGTTCATACAATCCTTCTTTGATCCAGCGCTTAATTCTGCGCAGGCCGTCTAAGTTATTTGCTTTTTGTAAATCTTCATAAATATCCCTAGGCTTTGGAACGTATTGCAGCGTGGCATCGTCAAACATATTTGCAGCTTCTTGAATTGATCGCAAATAAAACCTATCGCTTTTCAATGCCTCGTGTTGCCTATAAGCATAAATCATTGTAGAGTGATCCCTGTTAAACAATTGGCCCAGCTCAGACCAAGCGTAAAGATTCGTATTTCTTAACTTATAAACTAAGTATTGCCTTACGTAGGCCTTTTCGCGCTTCCGGCTTTTTTTATCCAATCCTTTTTCTTTAATGAATTGAATAACTATGTCTAAATTAACGTTGCTCATCTGATCCGAATTTGTCGTTATAAACGTGGTTCATGTATTTATCAAAAGACGGTTTAAGCTGATAGCTTTGCTTCTGGTACGTTTGATTGTCTCGTGTTTTTGCATCTAGTACGGGATATCTATTTGTACTCTGCAGCCAAACAAGAAATGCAAAGCCCAAAACCATAACGGCAGCTCCTCCTAAAATTTGACGTTCGTCTTGGTTCAATCCTTTAAACCAAATTACGTAGCGCTTAATTGTTTTCATAATTAAAATGTTAATTGTTCTAATTCAAAAGTAAACGCGCGGTTGTCGCTAGTTGTTTCTAAAGTTCTGCGAGCTTTCTTGCTGGCTTCTAAATAACCGTCTGCTGTGATATTCATAAAGAAAAGCATTTGGCGGTTGTGATCTAAAATTGTTAATCTAAATGTTTGCATCTTGTTTTGTTTTAAAATGCGCGTTACCGAGCCGCGCCCCTCGTTTTATTAAAATTCGTAATCAGTTAAATAATCTGCATCGCCTGCTGCGCAGATTTGACCTTCGCAGATTCCGATATATTTTTTCTTTTCTAATTGAGAAAAATAACCTTTAACTTGTTCTTTAGTTAAAGATATCTCAAGCTCTTCAATAACATCTTCAAAGTACGTAAAGTCGCCGCCGTTGCCTTCAGAAGATAATGCAATTGCTTTTAATACTGAGATTTCGTTTTGGTTTAAATTTGTGTAAGTTTTCATTGTTTTGTGTTTTGCGTTGTTAATTATAGGACAAATATAATATAACTTTTTCAATAAACAATACTTCTCAACAAAATATTTTAATTTTTTTAACTTTTTTTTCTGATCAGTAAGGTTTTATACTGCTATAACCTTAAGATTTTGATTTTTTTGTAAGGTTTTAGCCTGATTCTATACCCGAAAAGGTGCAATATATTATGCATTTAGCCGGTTTATACCCGATTAGGTATATTATATTAAACAAAAAAGGGTTACCGCGTTCATCTGGCAACCCTTTTTCTAACACTAAAACAATTATGCACTACAAATGTAGTCGTTTTTTTCTATCCTCCAAATTTATTTTGCAATTTGAAAGTGCATCCAATCGTAGTTCTTTTCTTTGCCTAAAGAAATAAATCCGTGTTTGTAGAATATTTCGATCATTGGCGCGTATTCCGGACGGGCAAAGCGCGCAGTCTTTGAAGTTTCCTTTAGCTTATTTCTTGCAGGATCCAAATCAATAGCAATACCCCAAGCGTGAGTAGACCAAGACGAGCCTCCGCGCATCTTCCTATAATTAAAACAACCGCCGTACAAATCAATTCCTAGTTCAACTATACGATCATATCCATACACGGCCAAAAGCTCGTTAAACACGGATAAAAATGCATCTGCGACCAATTTGTGGCAGCGCATCCGCGTTAATTTGGTATCTAAGTCCCAAGCAATCCGCATTGGGTACGGTAGATTGATAGTTTTTAAGTAGGTACCGGCTTCGTTTGGTTGTCCGTATTTTGCTATTGCCTGCGCAGTTGTTATCATTCTTGGATATTTAGGTATTTGCTTACTTTAAAAAAGATCAGAATCATTAATAACAGGAATAAACTAACGGCCAGAAACTTCATAGAATCCGCAAATGTTTTATCCTTAGCTACTCGTTGCTGCTTTAAATCCGTTTTTTGCTTGGTTTTATGCGTTCTAAGCGCGTTTTGTAGCGAATCCGCATAGATAGTTCGGATGTGCTTTAAACTATCGTTAAAACGCTTTAAATCGAATCTTTCAATATATCGCGGTTTGGGTATGTATTCTGTTTGGATTTGGATCAGCGTATCTTTTTTAGTAATATACTTTTCCCATACTATCGAATCTCGGATAATAACCGGAAATGAATCTATCGTATTAATTCTGATCGTATCGTATACCGCTGGCTTATATCCTTTCTTAATCGCCTTATTCAGGTGGTAATTCAGCGTGCAGCCTGTCGCAAGTATAGTAGATATTAGCGACAAAATTATGATCCTTTTCATTTGTCAAGTTTTTTGTTCTAAAAAGTGGACATTAATAAACCCCTGCAACAGTATCACAGGGGGGTTCTCGGTGTTCACATATGGAGAGCAGTCGAGTGTAGTTACTTTAATTCTTCTACTTGCTCCTTTGAGCGTTTGACGAACTGCATGAATTTTTCCCAAACATTGATGCCAGTTACCGAGAAGTAGTTTTCGTTAATACTCTTTACTTCCGTGAATACACAGAAGGCAGTAAATGCTTTTGTAAGTAGTAGGTCAACACGGATAAAGTAGCCCAATAAATCGCTTAGGACAAACTTTTCAAGCAGGAAGATAAATACTATCGCTCCACTATACAAAAGGCTTTTAGAAATCGTGTTAGATAGCCTGCGAGAGCGTATTGATGCCCATCCGTTTTTCTTTACGCTTCTCCATATTCCGAAGCACATATCCAAAATGATAGTAGCAACTGCCATTAGTACCATAGGCTTGACAGGTGCGAGTACGGCAAACAAGGAAAACACGAATAGAGCTGAGTTAGTTTTCATTAGCAATTACTTCTTCAGTTATAGGATAGCCAGCAAAGGCGTGTTTAGGGTTCTTAGGTACGACGAGGTTTGCTCCAAAGTCGTAGGTTTCCGTTGACATCACATCGTAGTGGTAGCCCTCTGCGTATACGGGTTGTTCGTCTACTACGTCCAAAACTATAAGACCGATTTCAACAACCGCTTGCACTCCGTTTCCGTAGCCTTCAGCGGTTAGTATTCCTTTGTTTTGGAGGTCAGCTATTGCGGCTTCCTTGTCTTTGAATGATAATTTGTAGATATTCATTGTTACGTTGTTAAGGCGATGCATTGAGCGTCAGTAAGCGGTGTTGGGTAAAGTATCATTGAGTTGAATTGTATGGCTCGGTTTTGCCCTTCGCCTCGTAAGTTTTCCATTGCTGTAGCGGTAAACGCAGTAGCATCAACTACCTTAACCCCATCCACAAATACGTCAGCAGTTGTGCCGTTCCATTTAATTGCTATTTTTAAGTTGTCTACAGTCGGTATAAAAAGGTTTGTTGGTACACCACCAACTACCTTGTTTACAGACATGCGGCTAACACTGTTTGCGCTACGAATTGTAAAACCATCGTTTGCCGTTGAAGTTAAACCTGTGTTTAAAAATATTCCACCACCTGTTATGTCGCGAGTAAGACTTAAATTCCCCCTCAAATCCACAAACCAAGTCCCACCACTTGCAGTTATCAGCCCATTGGTGAAGATGTTGCCTCTACTGATTACGTCAGCATTCCTTGTAACTGAAGCCGAGCTTGTCGGGATGTAACTTGTTGCGTAAGCGCCAGCTTCGAGTTGTGCGCCCCATAGAAAGACGGAGGTTGATAAGGTGTTTGTTTCAAGACGTGCAGCCGATGCACTTGTAGAAATTAATAAAGCAAATGCAGCAGATGCCGTAGCGTTAGCAGTAAATGTCATTGCGCAACGATACCACCCATTCCCTACGCTTGTAATAGACGAAGTTGGGTTGCTACCCGTTAGTGTTCCTAAAGTACCTACAACACCATTATTTAAATCAAAATTCGCAAACATACCGCCAATAGATGCAGCGACATAAAGTTGCAAAAAGTTGTTCGTGTTTTTTTTAGCGTATGTAGTTAATGTGTATGTCGAACCACTTGTAAAAGATATGTTGTTTGAGATTACTTGATGCACGTTTAGCAATCCATCTGCTGTCAAAGTATCAGCGTTTGTCAATCCGCTTGGCGACGTTGTACTATTTGCGGTAACGCTTGTAAATGATTTAATCCAAGACGCATTATCAAACTCCTCGCTTCTCAACACAACGTTAGTCCTCTGCGGCTCAAGCAATATGTTAGGGCAGCTTCCAAGTGAGTAGTCAAGTGACGGCTTATTGATAGGCACGTTTACAACAAGACCGCTTGAGTCCGTTCGTGTTTTTGTAGTCGCACGAGTTACGGAGAAATCGCCGTTTCCGTTGGTAGGAATAATCGAATACAACTTACCCGCTTTTTTTGCGTTGGGTGTTACTAGTAATGATGCGTCGTCAAGTAGGCTCATGCGATATTTTTAAGATTGTCAAGAATCGTAGTTAAACACGAAGATGCCTCAAAAGCACCCCCATCATTTGCTACTCTCGTTTCGAAGTTTGAAATTAATGAAGGTACAGGAGAACCAACGATGTCAGTCAATCCTGCCCAAGATACAAAGTGAGAATACCCCCAAGATATCAAGTTGTTGACTGCGCCTTGTCCCCAACCTATTGAGTTGTTACTTGCGCCGTCTCCCCATCCGTTGCTATTTGCCATTTTCTTGTTTCTTTAAGTATGTAATCAACTTTTCTACGTTTTCCTTTCGGGGTTTGTAGCTTCCTACCTTAGTTCGTTTTTTCATATGTACCAGCTAGTGTAATTGTTCATTCGATCCGGAAACATGTCGTCGTTGGAGTTATTATTGTATTCCGGGAATAAGTTGCTATTAAACGCCATGTAATTAATAAAACGCTCGGTGTAATGCTGCGCAATTGAGCGCTCCTTTTCGGTTAAGAAATCTACTTCGTTTTTTTCTACGTTCTGCGCGTTTTCAGACGAATGCTTATAGACGCCTTTATTAGCGATTGTATAGGCAGCAAATGGCAGGTATTCAACCATTGCCCAATGGATCAACATCGGCTTAACGTAGGTATTTACCAAACTTAGATAATTACCTGCTAGCGTTCCGGCAATAATATCCGCTTCTATCTTTTCAAGCAGCTTAGTACCCAAGTAGTTTTGTATATGGATATCCTGCGCGATTTTGATAAACTGCACGAATTTATCTACGTCAACGTTACCATTGGTAGCCGTAAACTTCTTGAGATCTGTATCTGTTATGAGTAGTGCCTGCGCCATTATTTCGCGTCTTTAGGTAGGTTTGGATTATTTGGAGAAAAGCCTTTCAACGGAAGGTTATTCGGATAAATGGAAACCTCGTAAGGGTTTGTAACTTTGTAGCCTTTGATCTCAGCAGCTCTAGTTCCGATTTGCTGAAATTTTCTGTCGCTTCCTTTTAAGTTACGCATAAACGTTACGCGTTCCCATTTGTGATGGCATCTAGGGCCTCCTTTGTATTTGAAGATGTCGTATGTATTTGCTCCGCCTTCACCAAAGCCCGGATTGACCGCGCGCTGGCTCATTGCATCTATATCTTCTTTGCGAAATAAGCGATCTTGCTTGGCCATCATAGCTTTACAGAAAGCGCGATCAGGCGCCGAGTTTCCTGTATATCTGTAGCGAACTTTAAAAAACTTCAAAGAATCTACGCGGCTAACTTCTTTGTCCTGCGAAGAGCGAGCGGTTGCGTTGGCTGAACCTGCAGAAACAAATTTATAAACCTTGCTTAAAAGGCTCTCTGGCTGCATTTCTGCGTCTTTCTGATATAATACCTCATCTAACGCCTCATCGTCGTCTGTAGCCTCGCGAGAATCAACCTCAACCCATTCATCCGAAAGGTTAGCCGCGTCAACTTCTGAAAGGATAGCTTCAAGTTCTGCGTTATGGCTGCTTAACTCGGTACCGGTTTCTTCCTGTACTTGCTCTTCCGTAATTGCGTTTTCTAGGTCTGTAAATTCTAATGGTTGTAATGTCTTGAAGAATAGTTTAACCGCGATTCCGTTAAAGTGAAGGATCTGATCAAAAGCCGAAATAATCTCATCCTGTATAGGACGGATAACCATATTGTCAAACAAGATAGCCGAGTTTTTAAGCTCATCAGCATTGGAGCCAAACCCATTTGTAGAAGCCACGCCAAAAAGCAAAGGAGATGTAACGTTATGGCCTAACATAATCTTACGCATACATTCCTCAGATAGGTATTGGTAATGCTCCGGCGCATCGTTCAAAGCAATAGGTTCAACCGTAGTTCTTTGCTCCGCGTTGTCATTAAATGACGTTACGATCTTTTTACCTCTGGCGCCTGTTAACTGAGATTTGATTTTAGAATCAATCTGCTCCATCTTTTCCTCAGAAGGCGTACCGTTGTTAAAGTTTACGATCATCGTAGGCGAAAAGCCGTTCTGAACGTCGTTAATCAGGTACTGCGCTATTTCTTCTTCGAGCAGGGCATAGGGAAGCGCGCCTTGGTAGTCAGGATAAGCGTAATACTTCATTCCGACGTTATAAGGCTTAGAATAAAGAATCTCGACTAATTCGTTTTTTCCTCCGTAGCCAAATGCAGGGTAACGTTCTGGCGCAAACTTTTTAATATCTTCCCAGTTATCAGAATAGTAATAGCCTTCAATGTCGCCTTCTTTGTTGCATTTCTCAGCTCTAAGAAGGTTTACCGGCATGTGGTACGCCTTGACTATTTTGGTTTTATTTGCGTTATAGTGTACTTGGATTGAGAACTGTCCCAATAGCTTGCGATCCATAACGATTTTACGGACGCAATCGTCGTGAAACAAGGTTTTGACTTGCGCGTATTCATTTGGTTTTCTGTTTGCATTTAAAACGCTTAACCCTCGTCCGTAGATCAGACGGGAAACGTTGTTTATAATCGCTGCGTTGGTGGTGCTATTATTGTAGCGATCAATAAGGAATCCGAAAAAGTTATTTTCGCCTCCAAATTCTACCCAATTATCGCGCTTACTTTCCGTAATTACCGGCGGTTCGTATTGACTTAAATTTACAAATTGTATGTTGCTGCTCATATTACGATAAATTCGTTATTAGACGTATGCGATACGTACTGCCCTTCGTTGATAGTGTAGTTTGTTACTGCCTGATCAGTACAATATATCTTGTCTCTATAGATAATTTCGCTGCCTTGTTTTAGGGTTAGCATATAGGTACGAGATTCCTTCAAGGTAAACGCTGCCGTTATAGTATTTGTATAGCCGGAAACCGCTGAGCTAACAATCGGAACGGTGATAGTTTCGTTTTCAATTTCATCCGTTATCAGCATAGTATTATACTGCGATTTGCGCGGTACAAAATTAAAGGTTTGGTTGCTTGTTGACGTGCTTAGTACAATCATACTTCAATAACTTAAAACACCAAATTTTGTTGCAAATAAAAAAGCCACCCCGCTAGAGATGGCTTTAATTAGTAGTAGTTTACTGATTATGCAGAAACAATAGTTGCTGATCCAAATGCAGTAGCCAAAGCTGGCTCTGTAGCTGCATCAATGAAATTGGCGAGCAGTTTTTCTTGACCAACCATTGTAAAAGTGTAACCGTTTAGGTCACCCATGGCAGTACCATTCGACACGTTTGAAGTAGTCACTTCCAGGCCGTGCTCCAAACCTGCAAGGAAGAAATTTCCGTTGCGAGACTTGACAATTACATGCGGACGACCATAAGCCAAAAGCTTCGCGATTTTATGCGTAGCAATGTCTTGGTTTTTCAAAGTAAACGTCAAAGTTTGCTCTGCAAATGTAGTTCCGTTCTCACGGCTTGAATTGATAACCTGGTCAAAAGAGTTTGTACCTTTTAATTCAAATTTGTAAAGGTTAGTGACACCTGCAACGGCATCAATCGTATCTTCTCCAGATACGTAGGTAATTCCTGTGATATCCCCGAAGTTAACGAAATAGATTGCATCAATGCCCCCTACTGCCGTTTTACATACCTCAAGTCTACCGTTAGCTAAATCGCAGCTCATCTGTATAAATTTTTTAAGTTATAAAAAAGGGAGGAGCGTCAACCCCTCCCTCGTTGGTTAAAATCAATTAAGATTAGTTAGCGGAGTTTGTGATTCCGTAAGTAACCATATCCTCAGCAAAGCCGTATTTTGCATCTGCGGTGAAACGCATAATAAATCTAGCGTTCTGAGATCCGTCCAATTCTGACATGTCTAAAACGCGTACTTCGTTCAAGTCGTTCAATAAACCAGTTGCGAAGTGAAGGTTGCTAGATGGAGTAGCAATAGCCGTGTTAGCAGCCATACCGTTAGCCATGAATACAGGAACGCCGTCAAAGAATACATCGCCAAGAACTTGGTTTGTACCTTTGTTATCGTAACCATTAGCGCCTACACCAGAAGCAGCAAAACCACCCAATGCGCGTACATACGCTTTGTAGATGTTTTGAGATACGTAAAGTTTAAGGTCTGGGTGTCCGTAAAGGCGAGCAGGAATTGCATCGACCAACTTACCAAGCTCTGTAATACAATTAGCCGCAGTTACCGTAGTTCCGGCTACTTCTTGCGCAGCTGGCAAAGCAGCATCAGCAGCAATCTGTACAGAAATACCATCAAACTGGCCAGCAGTAGCGTTAGCGCCTGTCCAGATAGCAACTTCCATAGCAGAAGAAACTTGAGCAGACATTTGACCGATTACGAAATCAGAGAAAGATTTTGGCAATACGTCAAACGTAGAGAAACCCATCTCAGCAGCTTGCCAAGTAGAACGGAATGTTTTTTTACAGAACTCAAGGTTTACTTGGAACTCTTCCGGTTGAAGGATTTTCTCAGTTAAAGTAATCGTAGATGTAGGATCAAAATCGCAGGTTGCGTTCTTGATGATGGCATCATTAGAATATTTCTGAATTACCTCCTTAAATTTCACGTTAGGGTGGATCGTGAATCCGCCTTTTTCAAGGGTTGGAGCAGACAATAAAGCTGCTGCAATGTACTTACCGGCAAACTCGCCGGCATAAGTTGTAGTTACACTAGTTGTAGTGGCCATTTGTTATTTGTTTAATTTTTCAAAAATAGAATCAACTGTTGAGCGCGTTTTTCTTGGTGTTAATTTGAACAACTCGACCGGCTGCGCATTTTCCGGATTGTGTTGTATAGGTTTAGGCTCTACTTCCTCTGCTGACAATTCAACCGGTGCCGCTTCTTCTGCAACTACTTCGGGTGTTTGCGCTGTGAATTTTGCCAATTCTGCTTTCAATGCGTCGTTTTCAGCTTGCAATTTTTCCATTGTGCTAAAGAACGTTTCTTTAATAATGCTTTCAACCGTCTTTTTGGGAGCGGCTTCTGCAGCCATTTCTTCTTCGATTTTACCGCCGCCTTCTACTTCAACTTCCACTTCTGCTTCTGGCTCTTCGGCTTCTTTTTCTTTTACTTCGGCAATAAGGCCTTCCTCAGCTACGACCAAAACCATTCCGTTTTCTAAATCGTACTCGCCTACAGGAACTGCAATACGCTGATCATCTTCTGTAACAATAAACACTTCGTTACCTGCTTCAAACGCATCCGCCTCTAAAATAGAAACGCCATCCGTTAGCTTCATTTGTTCTAACTTTACTTCCATTCCGAGAAGCGTGCGAACTTTGTTTAAAATCTTGCTTTCTGTCATTTTTTAGCTTTTATATCTCCTTAACTTAATTAATATAATTGTGTTGCACTTTTAACTGCTTACGTTGGTAATAGTTCTAGGTTCATTCGTGTTTATGACCGTTTGCGTGCTGCTATTTACTAGGCTTCCAATTCCTTGGTTTTGCAAATCGCCATTGCAGCATTTAGATGAGTAAGTTCCGTTATCGCACAGGCAACCGCGCTTGCCTCCTTTTGGGCTTGAGTAACTTGGTGTTTTTTGTTTTGCCATTCTTATTGGTTTTTAAGTTGTTCTAATTTACGTTGCGCCCATTCTACGCCGGCATCTCCTCCCCATGCTAACCACATTAAACGGCCGCATCCGTCGCCTAGTTCTTTTTGTGAGTTTTGGCGATGGCGTTCAAACGCTGCCATTCGGGCAATTGTATCTCTGCTGATCGGTTCGCCTTTTGCTAGTTGGTTGGCTCTGGCTTTACCTACGGAAGTACCGCAAGAACCCCATCCATTTTCATCTGCCCAGCGTAAAGCGATTTTAGCGTTTTCGCTTGCAGCTTTTGGATAGTCTGAATAAGATTCTAATTTAACGTCTAAGATTTCTTTTAGGTAAGCAATCAGTTCTTCTTTTTCTTTGTTTTGGATGCTCATTTCGTATTTATCCGCAAAGTAACCTTCAATTGAAAAGCCTTTAACTTCTCCGGCTTTTACTTTTTTCCAAACTTCATCGTTGTTTACTTTCATTAAAATCATCCAAGTTCCCTTAGGTAAATCAAAGCCGTACAAATTAGCCTTGTCCATTTTAGGATCGTCAATGATCCACGTTTCAACTACGGACATATCGTCAAGATCCGTAGCGTGTTCTAAAGTTGCATTATTTTGGTTTGACTTCATTTGGAATAAATGCGAAGCCTTGCGCACCGTGTCCTCAGAAAAGTATATTTCCCACTCGCGTTTTGTCTTTTCGTTTTTTCGGTAAATCTTTTTGTTAGGCGTTAAAGCTGGGCCCATCAAAATACGCTTTTCCTGATCAATCTCCTTTAGCTGCACTTCGTGTTTAGCTAAGGCGATAAAGTTCTCCTCAATCGCCGGATATTCTACAACGGAAACCGCCTCAATGCCGTGCATAGGATCGCGTTCGTCTATTATTAGTTCTATTAGTTCCATAGCCTATAAACTTGTTTTTTTTTATAACGTTGCGTTTTTAATTCTATTGCGGTCAAGTGCCTGAGCAGAAGTTACCTCACCGCTGACAACATAAGCTTGGATTGGTTGTTGTTGGATTTGCGCAAGCTGATTCATTCCTGAATTACCTACGACATTAAAGTTTGGTGCTTGAGCTGCTGAACCTCCAAAAGAATTACTGAGGTTTCCACCACCGCCGCCGCCTCCAGCATTCGGAACTTTTACTGCCGTAATTGCCTTAATGTTTTTGATACCTGCTGCAATAGCCAAACCTGCGTTTATAGGCGCAAGTACAGGACCTACAATTGGAACTCCAATAGTTGCCGTATATGCCTTTTGAGCTGATAGATATGTGTCTATAGTGGCTTGAGCAATTGCTGCGGCTTTACCTGCTGCACTTTCTCTACCGAATAGGTCTGCAACTTGACCAAGAGTATCAGACGTGGCTTGCAGGGCTTCATTCATATCAGCAATCTTTTGCTTTTGAATTTCCTTCTCTGCTTTAGCTATGTCTAATTTTAATTGCAATCCGTCTTTTAGTCCTTCGTTTTCTAACTTTTGAAACTCTAACGTTTTGTCTAAAGTAGCTTTACGAATGTCAAGTTTTTTAACCTCCATATCTTGGAGAATAGAAACCTCTTTCTCTGCCTCTTCAACAACTTTATCAGCAGATTTGGTAACTACCTTTTCGGCAGGTTTATCCATTTCCTTTAGCGCAATCGTAAATCCTGCGGCTTCGTTTTTTAGTTGGGCTAACTTGGTTTTAGTTTCTTCGATTACTTTATCAGCTTCGTCAGCAGTTTCTTTAGGATTAAATATTAAACCTGTGATGCTTTTGTTTAGACCTTCGCGCAAGTTAAAATCTTTGCCTAATGCCTTACCAACCATATCAACCGTTCCAAGTAACAACTGAAGCGGAGCAGTTAAGAAAGTAAGTATACCTGTTAGAATTTCTTGGTTTCGTTTTGCAGCATCAACTTGCGCCTTTTTAGTTGCTTCCTGATTAACTAACTGCGCCTCCGTTGCCTTAATTACGGCTTGAATTTGCGTTTGCTTAATTCTTAAAATATCGCGCTCGGATTTACCTTGTAGTTTTAAGATATTATCCTGACCTGATATTGTATCGTATTTCTTTTGTTGAGCAAGTACGTTTGCATCCGTCTTTGCGTTGAGTTTAGATTGCTCATCGCTTACACCACTAACCGCCGCTTTGATATTATCCCAAGTTGCCGCAAGAGTACCTAACGCTACAACAAGTAAACCTATACCAGTTGAACCGATAGCCGCTTTCATAGCCGAACCAAAAGCCTTGATTGATGGTATAGCCTCACGGAATCCTCTAACACCATCAGCAATAGCCATTGCCGACTGAACTTTAAGCAATGCCTCCTCTACTTCAGCTGATTCAGCACCAAAAGCGCCCATAGCGCCTTGTACAAGTTGAAAACCTGCAGTTGCACCTCCCAAAGCACCACCAAGTTTTTGAGACATTGTACTTGCAGCAGCATCAACTGCCATATCCGTTTGGATTTGGACTTTTCGATAGTTTCCTACTGTTGTTAATAAGTCCTTGTATTCTTGAGTAGCAGTTTGCCCTGCGTTGGCTAATTCATATAACCTATCTTCTGCCTCACCCATACGAGTGGTAAGCGGTTGTAAGTCTCCGTATACTTCCTCAAAGCTCTTGTTAACATCGTTAGTAGCTTTGGAGAGGTTCTCCATTGCATCAACTGCCTGTTTAGTATCGACGTCTATTTTTATAGTTTTAACCTCTGCCATTTTTTTGAATTGTTAGTTGTCGTTTTCCTTGTTTCCACATTTTTTTCATAGACGTGGTTAATTCGTGTTTTCCTTTGGCTATGTCTATCAACTCGGATTCTCCGTAAAAGTCGCTAAGTTGCAGCATTGAAATTATTTGCTTTATCATTGTATTATGTAAAAAGATTCAGTTGATGCGCTTCCGTCCGTGTTTTGGTAAACTATGTCAATAGTGTAAACCGTACCTGCTGCCCCGCTTGGTAAACCTATTGTCAAAATACCGCTTGCCGTCATCGGATTTGGTGAAAATGTTACGTCCGTATTGCTGCAAGAAAACTCCGCTTCCAATGCGTTATTTGGTAGGTTGATTACATACTTGACCGTTCCTCCTTCAGTAGATACTTTCGGGTTTGGGTTTGTAGAGTTTACAATCGGTCTAAAATCCAAGATGAGTTGAAGGTCTGCGTCGCCTGTAGTTAGGTTCGTTTTCATCTCGTTTATAATATACCTTCTATCTCTGATTACAAGCCTGTCGTTTAACTGCAATCCCGTTAATAAGCTCACAGGTAGTTTTGCCTTGACACTAACCAAACGCTGCTTTAAATTGTAAAGATTGTACAGGTAACTGAAATAGTAATTAGCAAATAGCGTGTTTTGTACAGGGTAGTCAAGTATCGTGCTTGTTTCGGGTGCAAAGTTTAGAGTATAGTCCGTGTTATTGTAGAGCAAATCCTGCCCGAATGGCGTGTAGTCTACAACCGTGCTATGACCTCCACCATCGTTAACCCATTTGAAATCGCACGTTTGGTTGCGGTACTGATATAATAAAACAGGCTTAGGTATGTAAGGAGTATATTCTGAGTTCAAAGAATAGCCAACTTGCAGTACCTGCGTGCCGTTAAATTTCTGTTGTAGTAAATTCTCGAAAGGCACTTCAACCGTAAACTCACCGCCGTCATAATTATACTGATATGTCGCGTCTCCGTAGCTTCTGCTAAATGTCTGCGAAAAGTTCTTGTTTAGGAAGCACTCGGAATCTTGGTACTTAAAAGAAATCTTTTTATAGAGCGGCATTCTTGTTTGTTCAATCGTATTTACGTCAACGTACTCGGAAACGTCTACAACTGCGCCTTTCGAATACCAGTCATCCAAAGGTTCAACCCAATACTCACCATCCGTAATTGAGTAGACCGTCATATTAAACACCTTCAAAATCCCTGCGAAGAAATCCGCTACCTTCATAACAGGTGCGTTTGCTGCAAGATTAATAATTGAGGACATCGCTAACGATGAGTAACCTATGGTAAGGTAATCAATCAGCACCGCAGAAGAACTAACGTAGCTCACTTCATAGCGCCAATTTGATGCAATGGTATTTGTACCTTCAGTTCGTATTTGAATTGTATACTCTACATTTAAACCTACCGTTTGAGTGATTGTATCTATCACATAATTACCCGTTCCTAAACCTTGAATTGTGTTATAAAGGTTTCCGTTTTGGTAAATGTCAATGTAGTAATTTTCAGCAGTGCTTGCAGATGTTACGTTGTATTTTAAATTATGCAAAAAGACGCCTGCAATTTCTTGTACTTGTATTGTGTTTGTCGCTGCCGTATAGGTATTGGTGAGGTCATATGTTGTAAACGTCGGTGTAACCGAAGTAGAAGTTAAATCATACGCAATTGAATACTGAACCAATGTCTCCTTGCCTTTATACCATAAAAACAAATCCGTGAAACGCTCATCTTGTAAGAAAGCGCCTTGAAAAGTGATTCCGTACTTGTTTTGTATTTCGTCAAATATTCTTGCAACTCGCAGCGCAGGAAACAACTCCTCTTTGTAAATCGCTCCTGAAGTCGTGTGAATATCGTTTTGCGTTAGGGTAGACACTAACCAATTTGGAAGTGGTGCGTTTGGTGGTACTGCCTGGTATTGCCAAATGCGATTTGACGTGATTAGCGGATACTTTACATCGTAAGTGTTAGTGGCATCCTCAATGCGCGCTAAAACCTCAGCAGAAGTAAAATCGTGAGCATATGCCGTATAGTCCAAATCTGAAAGCAAGTCCTCACCAAAGGTATCTTTAAGCGTTACCCCTTCTCCGTAGAAAGTTAGTTTGTAAGAACTCGGTTTGCCGTTAGTTAGCGTTGCTCCGTCTAATTGTACTTTGCCCTTACGAAAGGTGCTTAGGTTTATTTCTATGTATGCGTCTTTTCGTAGGTTGTTATCCGTTGTGAAATCAATATCTGAATTATACCAATGCTCAAAAAATGCGTTGTTAACATCCGACGCAGGCACGGTAAATCCTTGCGAGAAATCCGTAAACGTTTTAGAAATATCTTGAACGTTTTGAATAGAGCTTGTTACCTGTATCTGTTCGTCATTGAATAACTCAATGCGGTTGCCTTCTATGTAGAGTTGTACTTTTCTCATTACACTACTGAATTGATAACGTCATAAGCAAATTCAAACTCAAGTTGGTAGTTAATCATATGGGTATTTATGCTCTTGAATAACTCCGTGTTTTTGGTGTTTAGTTTAGCAGGCTTCTTGTTGATAAGGATTCTTTCCGATAGCATCAACTGCGTTATAACCTCTTTAAAACTTTCGCTAACCCAGTCAGTATTTACTCGAATGGATTTCTTTCCGTTTGCATTAAACACCTGTCGCTGCCCTTCTTTTTGATTGTAGGCAGGGTAACTACTCGGCATCAAATTATACTCCGTGTTTTCAACTGCCAAACTATCGTTGCTCGCCTTAAAGAACCACTCACGTTGCCAAGCTCCAAACTTATTCACAAAGTCAACTTGAACTGGCGTGTATTTACATTCCTCTTTCGGTTGAAACGTAGCCGTAAATAATACCGCTGCGCTGCCGTCAATGATTTCTAACTTATTGCCATCCGCTGCATAGGTTGGAAGCACTCTTGGAATGTCTCTCCATACGTTGTTTGTAAGTCCTGTCGTTGTTGTAGCTCCTGTTGCAAGGTTCGTGTATTTGACAGAGTTTCCGCTGCCTGTGTATAGCGTTAGCCATCCGTATTCACCGCTCAAATCATAGTTGTAGGTATATGTACCTGATGAGAGCAGATAGTTACCGAGAGCAGGGTTATAGCCTTCCTCATAATAGCCGTAGCCGTCAACACCAAAATGCGTTTGAGTGCTTCCCACCTGAACAAAAGACGTACTAATTTTCTTAAATAGCTTTAAGCCTACGTTGCACCATTGTGTTGAAGGAGTAGCCGTAAATACGTTTGTAATCGTTTGCAGCGTATCGTGGTCTATGTACTCTCGGATATATGGCGAAACGTCGTAGTAAGTCGCAGGATTATTCGACGAAGGTATCTTCTTGCTTAATGTGTAAGCAGGAGAAGCAGGCATTGAGCCTGTGCCATTCCAAAGATAGATTTCTAACTTGGTTTCTATCTGTGAGGTTTCGTTTATCGTAACTATGTACGGATTCCGCGCGTTAATTGTTGCCATTATTTCTTAAGTATATTGTCAATTTGTTGATCAAATAATTTTTGAGTATCCAGAGCAAAAGATTCCACTAGCTCATCCGGAAGGTTTTTATAAGCAGCTTCAAAAGGTTTAGTAAAAAACATGCTGGGCCTGATTCCTTTATTGTAAATTCCGCGAGTGATCAGAAACGCAGTTGATTCGTAGCTCAAGAATTTACCGGTCTTTTTATCATTAAATTGAAACCGGCGCTTTCGTACCCATTCTTTAATGCCTTCAGTTAATCCGCCTTTTCGTCCGGTACCTGATCCGAATTTAAACGGTGAGTTAGGAGCTTTCGCAGAACTAGATTTACCTTTGACGCCTAGGTCTTGAAATGCGCCGTAATCTTCCATGTAAAACTGCAGCGAGAAACTATTAGGCATAGCCTTTACGTCGCCTCTAATGGAGTTATAGAGCTTCTTGGATACGTTCTTATTGCCGTTCGTTAAATTGCGCTTAGAAACGCTTACAACGTGATTACGGAAACGCTCTAAAGCCTTTTGTACCTCCTGCTTTTCCATTAGCAGATAGTCATTTCATTAGGTACCACCAAATCAAAAGTCATTGCCCAGCCTGCAAGGTTATTCTCAAAGCGCTCAGCAAACGGCTCTAAAGTTGCGGTATCTTCTATTTGTACTTTCTGATCCCAAATGCTTCCGGATTTCATCAGCTTATAGGCCCTAACTAAAACTGCGTGCATTGCGTTTAACGCATCGGTTTCGTTATCCATGCCGTAGAATAGATCTGTATCGTTTTCCTTTGTTGCATCGACTATATCCATAGCCATGATAGTAATATTGTAGCGCACTACGAACTCCTCAGCAGTTGAACTGTTTACCATTATATGAACTAACGGAAATATTGTTTTCTTGTCTAGATCAATACCGAATATATCTCCCTGAGAAATTTGGTTTACTATCGGATCGCCGCTAAAATGCAGTCGTAAGGTTTCTAATGTTTGGTAGTAGTTCATCGTCTTAATTGGCGTTCAAAGATTCTTTTTTCAATTTCGTTTTTTTGGTGTTCGAACGTGAGATACGTGAGACATTTAAGTAGTCCGAGCTTGGTAACTTCATCGAATTTAGTAACGTCTCCCTTAGCGAGTCCATATATTGACTGATACCATCCCCATTGCTTGGCAAATTGAGCTGTTTCGCTAAAGTCGTTGCTATGGTCGGATCCTTCTTTATTTCCTTCTCCAAATAGTTCAGGGTAGCCGCTAGTAATTCGTTGCTTAAATTGTAAAAAAAAACCGATGCTGCTATACAAACATCCAGCGGAGCATACTGCATCAAATCCTGATATTCTTTTGTACCGGAGTATTCCTGTATCTCGTACTTATCTTTAATTCGTCTTTTGATAGGCCTGTACATAACTGCCATTGCCTTGTTGAAACTATCCCAGCTCTGCAAATGGTTTTCTAAATCTACGTACTCGCCAAAAGTAATCTCCTCTAAATTAGGAATAAAACCAAACTCAATATCTCCAATTTTAAAGGTCTGCTGAAATTTAGGCTTCTGTTCGAATAGCTGCGTAAAGTGCGCAACCATTTCATTTAATGACGTGAGCTTTATTTTAGCTACGTCAATTAACCGGATACCGCAAAATATTTCGATCATCTTTTGGGCTACAAATTCCTCATCGTTTGAACCCTCCTGTACTTTTAGGAAATCTACGTAATGTTTCAACGGTATTTCGTTAAGCGAAGTAGGTACGTTTATTTGCAATTCCATATCTGTATAACTTATTTTTTTGTTAGTTGTTGCACGTAGTTGTAAGCCTCCCGTAACATCGTTAAATGTACGCGCATTTTTGCCTGATCATTAAATACAATTCTTATCCGTTTTCCGGTACGCTGCCAGATATACTGCTCTACAATAAAACACATCGCTTTGGTATAATCTTCTGCCATTAGCGTATGTTATAGTTGCCGTAGTTTTTCTTTAGGCCTAGCGTTTCCATCTCGTGGTATCTCAGCGCATCAATACCGTGATCCAATCCTCCAGCAGGGTTACGGCCTCTGTTGCCTGCTCGATCAACATCCCAGCAGTACGCGCGAAGTTCTTTGATTAGGTTGGTGCTTTGCTTGGTTACTAGATACTCCTGCTGCTGCATTACATCTATTCCGTAATTAATAGAGTCTTTGCCTTTAGTTACTCCTTTGATCGTCTTTCCGTAGCGCTTAATCTCATCAATTGATTTCGGTTCTGAGCTATCCGCGTAAATAATAACGCCGGAAGGTAGCGCCTTTGCTATGTCTGAATTTAACATCCCTGTGCGGTAAACTAATTCGTTTACAATTCGCTTGCCGTTCCAATTGTATACTTCAATAATAGCCGTCGGGTCGTTAGTATATCCAAAGTCAAGACCTATGCCTACCAGCCTTGCATCTTGCGGCACCTTGTCAATCTCTTTCCAATTTTCAAAGATTACGCCCTCTAGCATACCGACCTCGCCTAAACCATAAACGCGCCACCAATTAGCCCAATAGTTGGACGTCGTAGCCTTGTCACGGTTCTTTTCAATTTGTGTGACAATACTCTGATCAAGTGCTTCGTTGTCTTTGTATGTAAGGATAATAAAATCTGCATCCGGTTCGTCTTTTAATTCCTTGTGTACCCAAAACTCATTAGCAGGGTTAAAGTCTAAATATATCTCGCGCTTGGTACGGATCGAAAGCTCATTGTATGCCTCAAACGTAATATTGTTGCACTCGTTTATGTACAAAACGTCGCGCCTTGCTCCTCTCAGCTTGCTAGAATCATCAGCCGAGAAAAACTCAATATAGGATCCGTTTTTAAACGTGTAGGTTAATAGCGATTTGTTGAACTGCGCATCTACGTACCGGTTAGTCCAGCGCATAATTTTCAAGAAATCTTTAAGGGCACCGCGACGCAAATGCGGTATACTTTCAGCAACTACGCTTATCTCTACGTTAGGTTGTTTAATTGCTCTGTCAATCAATATCGGCAAAATGCCAAATGTTTTTCCTGCATTATCTCCCCCTGCTACTTAATTCACAGGGGGCAAACAAGCAGAAGTCCCGCCCTGAACGATTTTAATTCGTTTTTTCAGAGCAAGAATTCTGTTTATCGCTGTGGTTCTTTTAAACATTAATTAAATATTTTGGTTATCAACATCTGGGAATAAAGGTTGTTCTATGTTTGTTTGTTCTATCTGCTGAAGCGGTGCTCCGTATCCGGAATCCATCAAAGCTTTGTAAGCTGCAACATCTCCTTCACGTGCCTTTTTAATCAGCGCTAACGTCATTAAGTCCTCTTGGCTCATTGTTTCGCTTTCCCCTGTCAATGGGTTCTTTAGCGATTGATTAACTTCTAACCACCTGCGCGCAATAGTGCTGCGGTTCTTACTGCCTTTTGGTCTACCGTTAGGGTTTCTTACTTCACCTTTTTGTGCAGGTATTAAGTTTTCTTCGTTTGCCATTTGTCTAAATTGTTTCTAATTATTTTAATTCAAATGATGCGGTTATTCTGTTCTTTGAAGTAGTCCCTTCTAAAACTCCTTTTTTTGCTTCTGATACTCTTCCATATCTAACGCAATCCCATTGCTTTGATTTTTTTAATGCAAATATTAAACTTGGTGCAGAAGTCATTATATTGAATCTTTGTTGTTCGTGTTTATATATCTTGCCTATTTCATTTAGTAATCTCAATCCAATGCCAGCACCTTGATAATCCGGCAATATAACCAATCTATGTACTTTCTTCATATTCTTTACTTTTGGATGCGGGAAATGAAGTACACTGATAAACCCTGCTACTTCATCATTAACCGTAGCTACAAACACATTAGCAGCGTTGTTATGCGAATGACTTAAATAATGGTGCTTAGCAAACATTTTCCAGATGCTTTTATCTCCGTAATTGAATATTTCAAATTTGATATCTGGTCTATTTTTTTTTTGCCCTTCAAAACTTTGAAAGGTCATTGTATCGGTATTAAATACCCAATCTGGAAGCAGCCAATCTTGTACGTCAAAGTGACAAGTAACTGCTATAAATTTTTTATCCGTCTTTCTGATTGCTTTCTGCATAGCAAATGAACCAATCTGAGCTACGTTTCTATCTACTACGCTTGTAAACTCATCAAATACAAATAGTTTGTTTTTTTCTAAAATGGCACGAGCTAAATCTACTCGCATCTTTTGTCCATTACTTAGTACAGAATAAGGTTTTAACCAACTCGGTGGACTTGAAAAGCCTACTGAATTGAATGCTGATGTAATTTCTTCTACACTACATTCTTTTGGCATATCATCTAATACAGTTTCTTTCGTGTATTCATAGGATGTTACATAAGCATCTTCAAATAATTGTTTAGCTATTGTAGTTTTTCCTGTTCCGCTTTTTCCTACGATTAGACCTACTTGCCACTGATCAGGTATAGCGATATCCCCTTTAAAGTGTTCAACTACGTTTTCAGATTGTAAATCAAACTTACCAATAACAGAAGCCACCCTAAACGTTTTAGTCGGCTTTACTTCTTTTATAATGTCAAAAGTCGGCATTCGTATCCTTGTTCAATTAATTTATTATACGTGTTTTCTTGGTGCTCTTCATCCTTACAAATAACTTCAATACGGTAAAGATTATCAATAGTGCTGCTTAAATCCTTCAGTTCTAAATCTTCATCAGTATCTAACATAACAGGAAGGTCTAAACCCCATTCGTCTAACTTTTCTGTGTCCCATTCGTTAGCTAACATATCCCAATCCCATTCTCCAAAGCCTACGTTATCTTTTACAATAAATTCGTCTTTCTGTAGCTCGGTTAGGTTATCAGCCTTTACAATAAACACTTCTTTCAATCCGGCTTCCTTACACGCTTTTAAACGCATATTTCCGCCAAGTACAATATTGTTTTCGTCTACAACTATTGGACGTAGCTCTAGCATCTGCGGAAACTCCTGTATTGATTTGACTAACTTTTTAAACTTATCGTCTTTGATTAGTCGTGGGTTCTTAGGGTTATTTTTTACTTCTGTAATTTTTACTTTGTTGACTTGCATTTTCTGTTATTTGGTTTCTACAAACTGCTATCCTTTGATCTATGTTTGGGTATTCGCGTACCATTACAGGATCCATTATGCAACGCTGCACAAATTCTCCTTCCTGTTCTTTTGGTAATAACTTTGGTATTGGCATTAGATATTGAATTGATGTGAATCTACTTTGTTATGATAACTTGTTACTCCGTCTTTTTGTCGGCGTATCATCTTAATGGTTAGAATCCTTCCGCCTAAAGGTTTTGCAGGCGCTCCACGTTCAACGTGCCATCCGTGATCTCCGTCTCCGTATTCTTCTTTGTACGTTCCGGTCAGCATCATGTGCAAAGGTCTTTGAGCGCTTGAATATCCGCTTTTGGTACTATGCTTAACCATTTCCCTAACGTCATTACGCGCTGCGTTTTCGTGTATATGGCCCATCGTAAATACGTCAAAATCCTCATACATTTCAATAGCTCGCGTTAAGTTCAAAGCGCCTTTTGTAACTACTCCTCCGCCTCCTGATCCGTGGTAGTATTTTACTTTGGTTGTTAGGTTCGTGTTTCCGGATGAGTTTCTAATAATTAACCAACCGCCGTAGCCGCCAGTCATTATATTCGACTTGCATTTATAATTGAGAAGATCAACAAACCGGCGAAGTACATCTGTTTCCTGCCATTTAATTATTCCTGTCTCGTGGTTTCCGTATCCGATTACCGTCAAGATGCTAGCGTAAGGCGCAAACCATTCAACGGCAGTTTCTACAACTGAATCTAAATAGCGCGCATTGTTATGCTCTGGTCTAATGTCCGACTTATTGCGGCGATTATCTCCGCGTCCCTGCATTAAACAAAATGTATCTCCGTTTAAAAATACTTTAATGTCGTGCTTTAAGCAGTAGTCTAGATGCTGTTTTAAGAGCTCCTGATCGCATTTAGGGTTGTCCCAATGTATATCGCTTAGCATTGCTATTTTAACGTCCTTAGAATCAAAATGTAATTCGTGGACATTTCGGCCGTGTTTTACTAGCTTCATCCTTCGTAGGAGTTGTATACCTCCCTTATATCGTTTATAATTCCTACCCAGCAGCTCGCGCAAGTTGTAGGCGATCTTCTTTTATTGAATACGCGCTGATAAATTGCTAGTATTTCTTTCTGCTCTGTTGGCGTAAGGCTATACTTTTTATTGATATCCTTTTCCGTTAGGTAATTGTATTCGTCTTCCGTTAGGCAGTTAAAATACGGGAAGCGCTGGTTTAACTTTTGCTTACGCTCCTCGCATCCGCAGTCATCTCCTGCAATAAATTTAACTACCGCAGCAATACCGGTTGCCTCTAGTACATTTTCAACCGTATCGCCTAATCCTTTTGCTTTTCTTGGTCTTGCCATTTTGTTTACTTTTTAAATTCTTTACTTAATTCCGCTAAATCATTTCTGAGCGCTTGGTTTTCTTCGTTCAATTTGCGTATTTCTAACCATTGCTCGTCAATTCTTTCTTGCTTACATTCTAATTCATTTACTTTCTGTTCGATGTAAGCGTTTAATACTTCTAAAATGTGTTTCATATCAGTTCAAAATCATTATTGTTATAATCTTGCCAATCTTCGCCTAGCGCCTCATGGAGCTTTTCCTTGCATTTCTTTATAGTATAAAATATACTGCGCGTTCCTATACCAACTTCTTTGCTTAACTTTCGGAAGGAGTAACCTGTATCGCGGTAAAGCATAAAAATTTGCCTATCGTAATACTCCCAGCTTTTCATTTCTTCGCGTATCTTATCTTCAAAGCGTTCTAATGCTTCCCATTTTTCCGTGTTTTCCTGCGTTCTAACGGTGTTTTGTATGCTATCGTATGGAATTGTATCGCTAGCTTCTTTTTTCGTTATATCGTAAAACATATTGCGAAGCGTTACCCACATCAAAGCGCGGTTTATTTGTCCGTTTTCAAAATACTTTTGCGGATCGCCTATCTTCATTAATTTAATGTAGCACTCCTGTACTATGTCGTCCGGGTAATCGGTACCGAAAGAACGCACAATGGCCACCCATTCGTTATGATGAGCGGCCATTACCTGAATCCAATTATGTTTTGTTATTTCCAATCTAGTTCAAAAATAACGTTTAAAATCATTAAACCAACGCCTCCGGTGCTGATCAAAAATCCAAAGCCAAAGTTTTCGTCTATGTGAACCTTAGCCTTTAGTTTAGTAGGTAGTTTCATGCGTTTCCAATATTTCTTTGTAATTCTTTACTCTTTCAATTGCTCGGTTAACGGAATCCAAGCGGTTTGCGTATCTTTTGTATAGCTCATCTGTTAGGCCCATCATTTTTAAAGCATTGATTGAATACAAAATTACTTCCTTTCTTTGATTAAAACCGTTTAAATACATATCTGTTGCATTAATAATCTGGTGCAGCTCTGTAAAATGTACCCCGTACTTATAGTCAATCTTTACAAACATATCTTCGAGATCAATAAAACGGCCTTTAGCGTGGCATTTGTCGCAGGCGCAGTCTCTCCAATCTTGAAAGTAAGGCTCGTAATTCCCTGTAATTTCTTCCATGTAGCAGCCTTCGCCGTTACACATTTCGCATTTTAAATAACTAATTGCAATCATTGTTTCGTGTTTTAATTGTTTGAACAAATATAATAATAATTTTTATTATACTAATCTTTTCAAAATATTTGCTAATCGCTGCAGGGTTGGCGTTGATAGGTTTTTACCGCGGACAAACAAATATATATTCGATTGATAAAGCTTGTTTTCTACGCAGAAAGACGTTAAACTACGCCCGGATAGTTCTAAGTGCTTAATAAGGGCAGCGCGAACAATATCCGCGCTACTCCCAATTATTTCTAGTTCTCTGTTCATATTAAAAAGGCAGTGAATCATCAATACTATCTCCGATTGGTGCGCGTTCAACTGGAGCAACGTAAGGCTCGCTGAATGAAGCAGAGAAGAAACTTCCGTTTTTACCTTGCTTTACCCAAAGAGCCACTTCCATTTCTTTTCCGTTTACGTTTACCTTTCCTTTGTAGTCAGGTTGTTTTTCATTCGTCTTTTTGTCGTTCTTAAAGATTGCTCCCGTGTTTGTTTTGTTTTCCATTATATTTAATTTAATCGTTACTATTTATATTGTTTTAAGTTTGCTTGTATAAGCTAAATGAGCTTTAAGTTCGCAGTTAAAGGTACCCAAATAAAATAATTTTTTGTCGATACGTATTGCAGCTCTCCATTTTAAACCATTGCGATGCACACCTTTATATTTAGATTTATATCTGCTTTGCGTTTTGCATACATTATATCTTTGAGTTACTAATTGTAGATTTTCAACATTATTGTTTAATTTATTATCATCAATATGGTCTACAACTATTTTATGACCATCTGACTTATGATTTAAAAATGCTTCAGCTACTAATTGATGTATTAATTTTGATTTTGCAATGCCATTACTATGCAAATTAACTAATAAATATCCAGTATTTATAATGCTTGGTTTTAATAGTTTTTCTCTTCCTCGCAATAAACTTTTAACGTTTCCATAGTTGCTAACTATATATTTTCCTTCGTAATTTGGTATACTTTTATAAACTTCCATTATATATTTAATATTAGATGGATTACTAAAATAATTGCTACTGCCGTTACAAGTAGCATTGTGCAGATTGCTGCGAGGTATTCTTTGTCGGGGCTCATAGGTTTAGGTTATCTTCGTTTATTAATTCGCGGAGTTTATCTCTCCAATAGTCGGTTACTTCCATTTCGTCATCTGTAGCCTCTCGGTTTTTAATGTATCCGTGTTTCAATACCGAGCGCATTTCTTGGTCAAGCTCGTGACAAATTTGCTTCCATTTCCACGCATTTATCGCGTCTTGCAGCTCATCCCTCTCGTCGTGGTCAAAGTGTAGCGTTGCTTTCATTGTTCTTGTTGTTTAGTTAGTTCTTCTATTTTTTGCTCTAATTCTGTGATATACCTTAACACACTAATTGGTGTTGTCATATAATCTTCTTCAGCATTTTGCTTGAAGTAATCTAAGTCTTTCTCTTTCATTGTTTTTTGTTTAAGTAGTTCAATTGCCTTTTGGAATCCTTGTTTAAATCCATAAATTGTATCTAATTTTTGAGTTTCTGAAGTTATGTTTTCACCATAACTATTGTATCTATGTTTAATACAATCTTTAGCAAACTTATCAACCTCAACACTCTCTAAAAAATCTACTGCTGTTTTCATTGTTCTTGTTGTTTTAAAAAATTATTTATTTGGTCAAATAACCATCCTGTTAAGTACGCTTCAGGCTCGTCATTATATAGGTCAATTTTAGCATTTATACCTAAGAATATATAGTTCTTAATATGTACAATCTCGTGTGCTATATTGCTTAAATGACTGGCATCAGTAAAAGCTACTACATAGTGTCTATGCTTTGACTTATCCCTGAATGTTAAAGCCCCAAAATTATCCCAATCGCCTTCCAGCTTGTATTTTTTTACAACTTCATTAAGGTCATCAGTAAGAATAATTGTGAGGCCACATTCATAAATAGGAACATTAATTGTCTTGCTTTTCATCTTTAGGAGATAAGATAAATTTCAAAGTGTAAACATCATCTGCTGCATCAATAAAGCTATCGCTGCTCATATAGACATTATAATATTCACTCAAATCTTGTATCCTTTTGCCAATAAGGACTAACTCATTAGTGATTCCTTGGCCATTCTTTCCAAAGTCAACTACATATGAGTCAACTTCTGATTCTCTTACTATTTCTTCTTTCATTTTATTTTATTTTAAAGTTCTGCTCCAATAGCTTCTAAATCATCTATTGTTTTAACTGAGTTAATAATTGATGGAATGTTAATAACATCTACTCCATTTCTAATTGGGAAGAATAATGTTTGAAAATCAATTCCATTGCTATAAATAGCCTTGTAACCTGTTTTTCCTTGTTGTTCATTTGTGTATCTATCTACACTTTGTAAAAATTTTGTTTTCATTGTTCTTGTTGTTTAGTATATGTTTCTGTAAATAATACAATTGTAAGATTTTTATCATCTTGAAAATATCTTGCCCAAAAAAATGGGTGGGTATTTAATTTTAATTCAATAGCATCATCAGTATAAACGTGCTGATACCAAACTCCACCTCTTATTTGTCTATACCAATCATAATTACCTAAACACGAATCAATCCAAGTGTGTTTTTGTTTCATTGTTCTTGTTGTTTAAAGGTTTCATTGTAGTATTGTTCTGATGTTAGGCAAGTATCTATATTTCCATTATTATAACCTGCTTTATAAGCATCTTTAATTTGCTCTTCATAAATCAAAATAGCTTGATTTACTATATCAGTAACATCATCAGTATTATCTACTATATATCTGCCATCATTTGTTTTGTATGTTAACTCATTAGCTAACCATTCTACTGCTGTTTTCATTGTTCTTGTTGTTTAATGGTTTTACATTTCGTGTTTAGATATGTGGCAATTTTTACCCCTTATCCTTGTCCATATTGCTCAACTGAATTAACGCGGCTTTTTGCTTCGCTTTGTATTCGTCTTTTAGTCGCTCGCAGTACAACGCTGCATCTAACATCTCCTCCTGTAAGTGCGTAACCCAGTCAATGAAGTCTAAATCAGTTCTTGTGAGCATAGTGCCGTACTTCTCTATTCCTCGTTGTGAGCGGTCATAAAACTTGGTCATCACTTTGAGTACGATTGGGTCTTCTACTAATAGTTTTAGGTTCATATCAATTAAGGCTTGACCATTGTTCATAGAATTCTTCTGGTGTTACTTCCGAGATGTGTACTTCATCAGAGAAGGTAAGCACGATGCAAGTGTTGACACCTGGCATCATGTTGAATAAGTCGTGCACCCTTGCAACCAAGCTATCGAGGTTGTCATTTTTGGTGCCTATGTATGCGATGAAGTACTTCATTTCATTAGGAAGTTGAATGCTTGAATGTAGAACTCATCTCCCACCCCATTGCCTCGCATAAATCGATTGACAGTGTAGTAGTTGAGATTCATATCTTCAGCCAAGTGAGTCATCTTGTATCGACTTGAGAGTCGGGACCTCAACTCTTTATGGATGAAGTCCCGAATGTTCTCGCCATCAGAAAGGTAAATCGTCATCGATTTCATCTGTGATTGGTTTTGATGGTGCTGCTGTCGTTGCGATGCGGATATCCCATGCATTGAGGCTGACATAATA